CCATGTAAGTGTAGCATTTACGCCAGTCCAAATTAGTGAGGCTGGCAATACTGTTTCCCATTGAGTTGTTGATAGTGAGAAATCTGTCGCTGAGATATAAAGGGTAATCTCGACATAACTAGGGGTAGCGCGTAGGGCTATATTTTCCACAAAGCCATCGAATGATCCACCGAATAGGTTAGTTGGTAGGTTCTGGATAAGAACAGGCTGACCGAAGAACACATTGATAAGACTGTCAAGCATCGCGCTTGGCATGTCTGGATTATCTAGACGGAAGGTAATAGCTCCCAGTGAGGCTCTAGGGTTTTTGCGAAGGTTTAACTCGCGTGAGGCAATGCTTGTAATGTCTGTCAAGCCCTTAATGTTGGAATCCACAGAACGCTCAAAGAGTCCATAAGAGGCAATAGAGTCTGCGTCAGATGTGCTGTAGGTCGAGCCATAGGCTGTTGAGTAGCGATAGATCAGGCTGTTGCGAATCTTGGCAATCTGGGTCTGAGACTGGATACTGCTAGGGCTTGCATAAGATCCATCGAGGTTAGTAAAGCCATTGGCTGCAAGGTAGTTACTGCGATGATCGGCATCGTCATAGGAAACATCGCCATCCTTCTCCTCATATATCGTACCAAGTGCGCTCGTGGCAATCTGATCTGCAAGTGTCTGAGACTTGGCAGAGGCACTAGCTGCGACTGCAATCATTGTGTAGAAGCCTGAGTCAATAGTGCCAATGTAAGACTCGGCATTAGCCCAAGTCACTGTGGCTGGATAGGTATCCCATGTGACTGTAGGAGTAACTTCTGCCCATGACAGGTTAAGGGCATTACCTAGAATGGCTGCAATCTGTGCTCCGTCTAAAGACTCTGCAAGGGCTGTGTTATAGACCGCTTTTGTCAGTTTAGCCAGTGAGCCAATACCCAGAATCTTGCCAGTAGTTATAAACCCTGTTTCATCTGGGCTTTTAACCCCAATGTTGAAGTCTGATACTTCTCCACCAAAGACTGTGACATAAGTGCCAGATGAGTTCTTTAGTTCTAGGGTTATTTCTTCTGTGACATTGATGGTGAAATCTGCCCCAGTAGTGTTGATAATTTCTACTTGGCAGTAACCTGCTGTTGCTTGTCGATCAATATCCAAGCGACCAGAAGCAAAGGAGACAGAGGTGACAGTTGTATAAACATCATCCCCTACTGTGACTCGCCATTCTGGAAGCCATGTCATTAGTAAGCACCACCTCGAAGTGTGCCACGATCCACTGCATCTTGGATTACCTGAGTTATAGCTTCTGCAATAGCGTTAGGATCGCCTATGCCAGTGTTGATTGTAATGTTAGGCGCGAAAGATGAGTTAAGTTCTTTACCGTTTGGTTGCAGGGTCGTTACTACTGCTGGAAGCAAAGTAGTCTCAATTAGGTTAGATCCGATAGATGAGATCAATCCACCAAGGGAAGCAACATTGGCATTGGTTTCTGCAATGGTAGTTGCTGGCACTAAGCCTGCAATGCTAGGAGCTGCTGCACCGCCTCCACCACCACCGCCACCGCCACCGGCTCCACCGTTGGTCAATGGCATGGTTGCAATCTGACCTAGTAAAGCAATAGCATCTTTGAGGTTCTGGAGGTTGATTAAGTCTTTAGGCAATAGCGTGTCAAGGATAGATTTGATGTCTAGCAGCTTGACATTCTGTTGTTGAAGTGTGCCAAGGATTGCTAGGTCTGCATTGAGTTTAGCCGTAGCTGCTTCAATTGCTTTCTGATCTCCAGAAGCAATTGCAGCCTCTAGCGCAAGAATATCTTGCTTGACCTTCAAGCGAGCAATGTCATTAGTAATAGCCAGTAATTGAGCGGCATTAGTAACATTGCCTAACTGTTGTGCTTGGTTAAGTAGAGCTGCATTTAATTGAATTGCATCCATGTCAAAGATGTTGCCACCTCGACCAAGTGCAAGGTTAGCCTTTTCAAGTGCAGCCTTTAGTTTTAAATCTTTAATTTGCTGTGCAGATAATTTATTCAAAGTCTTAGCGCTATCAACAGTTTTTGTAGTGACCTTGAAAGAATCTTGTAATGACTTTAAGTGAGCATTATCGGCTGCAGTTAAAGCACCTGTCTGAGTACCTGCCTTGCGCAATAATTCAATGTAAGATCCAATAATAGGAATCATTCCTACATTTAAGTTTCCTAGGACTGGCACTTTCTTTAACTCACCGGCAAGGACTCCAACCCCACGAATGACATCTGCCAAGTAAGTTGCTGTCTTTTCCATATTGGAAGCAAGATCTGCAATGCTTGTATCTTTACCCAAACCAGTTAACGCATCAATTAAGCCAGTTCCAATAATCTCTTTAACATTTGCAGAGGCAACACCTAGTTTGTCAATAGAACCTTGAAAGGTACTAGCAGCAGCTGTAGCAGAACCTGCGAAGGTTTTTGTTAACTCATTAGTAATGTCACCAAACGACTTAGCCTTTAGATCTGCCTTAGATATGCCTACGCCTAATTTAGAAAGTGCAGTGTTATTGCCAAGATAAGCCTTGCTGAGTGCAGCAGTTACTGATCCTAGATCCTTGCCAGTTGAGGCTGAAATATCTAGGGAAAGATTAAGAAGTCTTTGAGCCTCGACAGAATCGCGTGTGGCTACCGCTAGGGTCTGATAGGCAGGACGAAGAAGATCATCGACAATGCCAAACTCGCTTTGTAGTCGCTGGATGTACGCTTCTGAATTAGCGGCATCTCGACCTAGACCAACATTCTTTAGAGCTAATGCTAATTGTTGCTGTGCCTTCTGGTCGGCTGCTGCTGCCTTGACTGAGGCTTTACCGAAAGCCAAGATCTGTTGTGAGCCGTAAGCAACACCTAAAGTCTTTGCTAACTTCTTGACATTCTTCATCAAGTTGTTTGTGGCTGAATCTGCTTGCTTAAAGGCTTTAGCCCCAGTGAACTCGGAGGCTATATCAATAATAATGTCTGCCATGATTAGCCTCTCACTGTGGAGCGTTGATTAAGTTTAGTTGCAGCAGATTTAATGGCTGCCAGAACAGCATCTCTAGCCTTGCCATTGTTTTCATCATAGGCACGAAATAGGGCGCGACCTTGCATCTTGTCACTGCCCTTCATCTGCCCACCGTATTTAGACATCTGATTCTGAACAAACGGACTGTTAGGAGTCTTACGCCCCATAGTTTCGTAAATCGCTCCAGCAGCACTCTTATTGAATACGCGAGCAAGTGATCTAAAGCCTCTGCGATTAGGCTTGGATGGTGTTGTCTTATAGCCAATTCCAGCCTTAGCAATCTTGGCATCATAAGAAGGGAAGCGACCCTGTGAATTGTCGCGAGTTAACCAACCACTAAGCACCTGAGAATTATCAGGAAGATAACCTCTAGCAGTTTTAGTAATTGGCTTTAATGCAGCTGCTACTTCTTTAGGCAAGCCTTTAGCAAGATCTGGACTGAATTGGCGTAGAGATTTTCTAAGAGCGACTGCGCCCTTTACGCTTGCTGGCATCGCTCACCTCTTTCGCTTCATCCTTTAGACCTTGAACTAGAGCATCTAGCATGGTCTTATCTAATTCCAATAAGTGCTGTGGCGCGATCCCCAACCTAATGCTCAATCGAGCAATTAAGTAGGTGAATGGTTGATCGCGCTTTAAGCTAAAGGGTCTGAGTCAAGCACCTCAACACTTTTAAGTGTCTCGATAAACTCAATTCCGAAAGGCTTAACAGTTTCACCTGACCTGCGAGTAACTTCCCAAGCTAACCAATAGACCATTCCTTGCATTTCTTGCTCACGAAACGCACGATGGAAACCTATCTTGTGATGAATCTCGAAAAGATATTCCACGGCGGGCGTGATTTCACCTTCGAGTACGCTTCCATCTGTACGAGTTATCTTTAGTTTTGCCATTGGTTTTGCCCCTTTGTTAGTTAGTTAGATTATGCCCAAGTGCCTGTTGAAGCGTAAGAAGTCTTTGAGTTACATGTAAATGTAATATCAATCATTCCTTCGTCTCCAACTGCCCCGTTGATGTCTGTTAGGTTATCAACAAAAATCGTTCCACTGTATAGAAGATTCGTTGCTGATACTGCTGCTGAAGAATCCTGAATTGCTTGGAAAGCAACTGTAGATCCGAAGGCTGCCTGAAGTGTTGGGAGAACTGACGCTGCTGCTGTGTCATTCAAGAATGAAACTGTAATTGTATCTGATGCCAATCCAGCTACAAATTTATGTGCTGTATCACCCATCGCGCTTACCTCAATAGCATCTACTACGCGGTTAAGTGTGAAGGCAGTTACATGGTCTGAAAGATTGACTGTAGCAATCTTAAATCCGACCTTATTGTTTAAGAAAATTGCCATTGATTATTCCTCATCTTTCTTGGTAGTTACTG